CTCAAGACACAACTAATACTCAAGAGTGTTATCACCCCAGAAGATTGGGATGACATGAAGGAGCACATCCAGTATGACTATCTCTATGATAATCATTTCACAGAACTAAAGAACTTAGAAATGATGACAGAGAAATTAAATGTCATTGCTGCTATGGATCCTTATGTTGGAAAGTATTTCTCTACCACATATATCAGAGCAGAAATCTTAGGTCAGACAGAGACACAGATGGAAGAAATGGATGTACAGATGGCAGATGATATCGAACAAGGTAGAGTTATAGATCCTGCAAGTCAGACACAATTAGATCAAGATACAATAAACGCGGACATAGAAAACATACCAAAAGATCAAGAGATGAAAGATGTGCAAATAAAACAACAAAAACAGGCAGCGAATAACGGGGAAGCTCCTCCAAAAATGAATGGTAGAGAGGATCCTCGTAAGACCGCTGCGAGAACTTCCGCGTCTCAAAATAAGAACGGTAATAAATAAAAGTTAGGTAACATTAAATTATGGCTACACAAGAACGAGAAATCGTTGATTTACTTTGGGATGGTGGACAGGCAGATGCCTTGGACAAACTCAAAGATATGCTGCAAGTTAAAGCAGCAGCAGCAGTTGATGCGAGCAAACTAGACGTTGCAAATCGTATGTTTCCGCATGTCCCTGATGAAGGGAATGTGAATTCTAGAGAGACAGGTCTTCCTCCAGAAGGCGAAGCATCTCCAGAGGAAACAGCAGACGTTATCAATCGTAACGATGTAGAAACAGAAGAGGAAACCGATGAAACTGATCACGGAACAAATTGAACCAGTTGAGATTCTAACCGAAGAAAAGGACGGTAAGAAAAACACTTATATTAAGGGTGTCTTTTTGCAGACCGAGATCACCAATCGCAATGGTAGAATGTATAAATTCGACTCCATGGCGAGAGAGGTTAACAAGTACAATGAAGAGTTTGTCAAACGCGGAAGAGCGTTAGGTGAACTAGGTCATCCCGACGGTCCTACAATTAATCTAGATCGTGTGTCACATAAGATAGTTTCGTTAACCCCAGAAGGAACAAACTTTATGGGTAAAGCAAAATTATTAGAGACCCCTATGGGTAAGATCGCTAAGAACTTACTTGAAGAGGGTGTGCAACTAGGTGTGTCATCACGTGGTCTTGGTTCCATCAAGAGAGAAGGAACCACACAAATCGTTGCCGACGACTTTATCCTTTCTACAGCAGCAGACATTGTTGCTGATCCTTCCGCACCCGATGCATTCGTTGAGGGTATATACGAAGGAAGAGAATGGTGTTTAGTTGATGGCAAGATCAAAGAGGCACAATTGGAAGCAGTTAAGGAATCCCTTGACAACGCTCCCTCATCTCAAGAACTAGCAGAGCGTAAGATTGCCGCGTTCAATGCCCTGCTAAGAAGTTTATGATTTATAAATAATATTATTAAATCTTAACGCAGTCTAATTTTATCCGTAAGGAGTACGTAAATGTCAAGTATTGATGAAAAATTTCAAAAGGTGATCGCAGAAAACGCGGCTCCTGCTGATGAAGAACTAAAGGAAGATGCAGCAACTGGCGATACCGCCATTAAAAAAGGTGCAGTTCCTCCACAACCCTCACCACTGTCAAATAGTGCAACAGAGGTAGGTGGTTCTACTAAAGAAAAACCAGAAGGTCCTGATAACGTAGGTAAAAAAGCTGCTGCCCCAGTGGGTACAACAGGAGATTCTACAATCAAAACAAAACCAAGTGGTGCGTCATCCAGTATGCCTGGTGCATTAAGTGGTCAAATTTTTGATGATGTAGCAAAGGAAGGAGAAACACTTTCCGAAGATGAAGTCAAGGAAGACATCACAGCAATCTTAAGTGGTGCAGACCTAGACGAAGAATTCCAGAAGAAAGCAACGACTGTGTTTGAAGCTGCAGTTGCTGCGAAGGTAACAAGTGAAGTTGCCAAACTTAAGGAAACTGCAGAAGGCAGGATCAGCGAAGAACTTGAGAAGATCAAGGAAGAGTTCGCGGGTCGCGTAGAGAATTTCCTCTCATATGCTTGTGAAGAGTGGATGACTGAGAACGAACTTGCAGTAGAGCAAGGACTCCGTGCTGAAGTCACCGAAGCATTTATGGGTGGATTAAAGCAATTGTTCATTGAAAGCAACATCAATATCCCAGACGAGAGTTTGGATATTGTCGCTGATATGAGCGAGAAACTAGATGACATGGAGACCCGACTTAATGAACAAGTCGAGAAAAACATTGCATTACATGAAGCCGTAGGTGGTTATCGTAAAAATGAGATTTTGACAGAACTATCAAGAGGACTTGTAGAAGTTCAGAGAGATAAGTTTGTAACCTTGGCGGACGCAGTGGAGTTCAAGACAGAAGAGTCGTATCGTGAGAAGTTGGAGCAAATCAAGGAGTCTTACTTCGGTGCTAAGAAACCAGAAGTAAAGGAAGAGATCTCCGATGAGCAACCAACTCAACCAAGTGAAGTCGTTAGCGAGAGCATGACTTCTTATGTTCAACAGCTCGCTAAGAGACTGTAACTATACTGTAAACCCAAAACAACACACAGGAGTGTAATTTCGCATGTTTAATGCAGAACAACTCCAAGAGAAGTGGGCACCAGTTCTTAACCATGATGGTCTTCAAGAAATTAAAGATCCTTATCGTAAGTCGGTAACCGCAGTTCTCTTGGAAAACCAAGAGAGAGCAATACGTGAAGAGCGTAATGTTCTAACAGAAGCACCAACAAACGTTGGTCCTATCAACACACAAACCACTGGTAGTGGTGCAGTTGCAGGTTTTGATCCAATCCTTATTAGTTTGATCCGTCGTGCAATGCCTAAGCTTATTGCTTATGACATCGCGGGCGTACAACCTATGTCAGGTCCTACTGGATTGATCTTCGCAATGAGATCACGCTACACTAACCAGACAGGTGACGAAGCATTCTTCGATGAACCAGATGCACAGTTCTCAGGTACTAAGGGTGGAACTCCTCCTACAGCAACCTCAGAGAAGAATCCTGGTCTTATCAACGATGCAACTGGTGGTGGTACAACAGAAGGTAACTATGACCTAGCATCTTCTAAGTTCACAACATCAGAGCAAGAATCATTAGGTGATTCTTCATCAAATGCCTTTATGGAAATGGCATTCAGCATAGATCGTATCGCTGTTGAAGCGAAAGGTCGTGCTTTAAGAGCTGACTACTCAGTTGAACTTGCTCAAGACTTGAAAGCTATCCACGGATTAGATGCAGAGTCTGAGTTGGCAAACATTCTCTCAACAGAGATACTTGCTGAAATCAACCGTGAGGTAGTTAGAACTGTATACAGAGGTGCAAAACCAGGTGCTCAGGCAAACGTTGCAAACAACGGTGTATTTGACCTTGACGTAGACAGTAATGGTAGATGGTCAGTTGAGAAATTCAAAGGACTATTGTTCCAGATTGAAAGAGACGCAAACGCAATCGCACAGGAAACTCGTAGAGGGAAGGGTAATGTGATCATCACATCTGCTGATGTAGCATCCGCACTTGCTATGAGTGGTGTTCTTGACTACGACTCAGGAATCTCTGGTGCTGTTGGTGGCATTGGCGAAATTGATGACACAGGAAACACATTCGTTGGTACACTCAACGGACGTTTCAAAGTCTACATTGACCCATATTCTGCTAACGTATCTGATAACCAGTATTACGTTGTTGGTTACAAGGGTTCAAATGCATATGATGCAGGATTATTCTACTGCCCATATGTGCCCCTACAGATGTACAGAGCGATTGGACAGGACACATTCCAACCACGTATCGGGTTTAAGACTCGTTATGGAATGGTTCTTAACCCATTTGCTAAGGGACTTACAGCTCTTACAAACTCTGATCCACAGCATTCATCAAACATTGGTGCTAATGCTTACTACAGAAGAGTTAGAGTTGCTAACCTTATGTAATCACCGATTACAAATATCTAAAAGGAGGGTGCTTGACACCCTCTTTTTTTATGCTATAATATATTTGTTGGACGCAACAACTGGGTGTGACTGAATAAACTTACTGGCATTGAGCTAGTTAAGGTGATGA